CACTATGCTCCCATCAACAACTGATCTCCACTGTCCCGCTGAGTAATAACACAACACGCCCTGTAGGGCTGAGTCACCACCATCTGAACAGAACGCCATCATGCCATCCGCTGGTGAGCCTATGGCCCCCAACTGTGCTATGGTCTGTGGTGTGAGTTTGATGATGTTTTCCACTGTGACCACTGATGTGTCTGGGTCCAGTGTGAGGTCTGTGCTTGAACTTGAATTTATCTCATCTGGTAGGTATGTGGCATCTATCTTTGAACTGGCGTTGAGTGGTGCCACCCCTGAGGCCTGTGCCCTGCCATCTATCACATTGGCCAGTTCATCCAGTGCTGTCTTGAGGTTTGCCCTCGCCGCCGCTGGTGAATCTGTTGAACTGTCTAGGTTGGTTACGTCTATGTTTGAACTGTCTGTTGGCCACGCCATGTTTTGTCTCCTTGTTGTTTGTATTTAATCATTTCAAATCTCTCTTGATCCATTCCGCCCACAGCAACATAGCCACTATGAAGATTATGAATCCAATCACCCACCACATCAGTCCCTGTCCCATATGGTGAGTCCATATATGGTGATCAGGACCGCCACAATGAATATTAATAAAACTATGTGTGCCAAGGTGTCCATTACGCCCCCTGCACCAGGTTGCCAGCCGCGTCGCTGGATAATTTTGGTAGTCCTGTGACCTGCAGTGAAACAAATGCGTCAACAGGCTGACCAGTGGCCCTGTACACTGTGTATCTGGCCTGTGTCCTGTCTGTGAGTGTGCCCACAGCCACAACAGGTATGAGGTCACCTGTGGTTGGTGGAACTATCTGTAAGGTCTGACCTGTGGCTAGGAATTCTGTGTCTGACTCAAGTATTGGCTCAGCGCCAGGCACTGTGACTGGGAAGGTGTACTTGTTTGCACTGCTGATCCTTAGGTCATCAATGTAGAAATTGCCAACTGTGGCGTTGCCGCCCAAGTCTCCAATCTTGAGTGTGCCATTCTGTATGTCCTGGTCAAAACTGACAGTGGTCTGTTCAGCGAGGTTGTGCAGTTGCACATCAATGGTGCCACTTGTGACCTGTCTCACCACCCTTATGAAGTACCAGTCATCACTAGGTGCGTTGCCAAACACAAATCCCTGCAGGGTGTTCCAGGTTGAACCATTGCTACTCCATTCAAGTCCCAGGTGCGAATTTATTGTTGTGGTCCTTAGGTAGAAGTCAGCACTGGATGTGTCTAAGTGAAGGAAGTAGGGTGAGTGTGCGTAGTTGGGTGGCGAACTGATGCTGTCAAGCCAGGTCATCTTGACAGGTTGGTACCAGAAGTCAATGGTGAATGGTCCTGTGGTGATGCCTGTGTTGACCAAGGGTATTGAAATGTTGGCGTCTGTGTCTGTCAACGCTGAACCTGTGTTGTCATTGAACCTGATTGATGCCTGTTGGAATTTGAAGTTGGTCGCGTCAGCCACAGCACCATTGTTGGTGATTGTTATGTTGTTGTCTGACCTGTCGCCAATCGCATTGCTGTATGCTGTGCTACCATCTGATGTCTCCCCTAGAACCTTGGCGGCACCATTGACCAAAAGTATCTTGCTGTACTCATTGACCAAGGTTGGATACCGCATGTCTGTGGTTCCATTGTGGTTGGTGCTGTCCTCTGAGAAGAATTCTGTCTGTTTTGAGGTTGCTAGGTTGGTCTGTACATTGTTCAACTGTGCCTCCTCCGCGGAGTTTGAGAACACCTCCACCTTGAACTGGAAGTACCTGCCATACACAGCGTCAAAGGTCTGTCCTGTCTGACCATTGATCACTGGCGCACCAGGTATGGTGTCACTGGTGGCTGTCTCTGATGCGAACACCTTGATGTTGACATCTCCCGCCGCGTCCACTGAACACAAGGGATTGACCCAGTCCTTCCTGCCAAGATCCAACACCGCTGTGAAGAATTCAATGTCAGCGACATCATCAATGGGCTGGAACCCATATGCGTCTGAACCTGACTGCCAGGCTGTGAGGTCCGCCCAGGTCTCGCCATTGGTGTTGATGTCCGCCCAGGTGTATTCTATGATCTTGATTGTGCCATCTGTGCTGTCAAAATATCCTGCCATCTTATCCTCCTAGGTTGTGGAATGTGACGCTGGTGTTGGGGTTAGCCTTGAACCCACCACGCTGTATGAATTCATTGATGGCGGCCTCAAGCCCTGTGCCTGTCACTGACTGGTTATTTAAATTGATGTATGTGATTGTGGCTGTGCTGTTGGCACTGCCATCCGCGTATTCCTTGTTGTCATAACTGTTCCTGAAACGCGGCACAATGTAGGTGTCCTCTGTGATCAGATTGATCTGCACATTGTTGGCCCTATCTCGCCTGAACACATTCTTGTCAAAGTAGCCCTGCAGTGAGTTGTCACTCCTGTTGTAGTAGTACAGCCTCAGTGTGTCCAACATTGAGTCCTCTGGTGGATGGTATGCGAAAGCAAATGTGTCTGATGTGCTTTGGTGAGCCTGTATCCAAGTCCAATTGGTGATTGATGGGATCAGTCCCGCCAACCAATTGTTGTAGTTTCTGGTGTAGGCGCCTCCAACCAGCAGTGTGCTGTTGACAGGGATATCATCAACACTACCATTGAGGCCTGTGCCTATGAACTGTGTCACTGTCCTGTTGGCACCAACATCTGGTGACTGTGGCAGTGTGTTGTTGCTGTTGTCAGGTGCGGTGGTTGTGGCCGCGCCAGCACTGTCAAACCCTGTGACAACATCCTCATTGTCCAAAGGCGGTGCCACACCAATTGGCACAACTGGATTGGTCTTGGCCAGTGGTGTCAAGGCATACATGCTGGGCTTGTAGGTCTGTGATGGCAGAACAATCTGTTCATTCTGCACAAATGGGTACAGTGATGCGATGTGTTCCCTGGCCTGTATGCTCACAAAGCCATCCTTGGTGAATGACATTGACAGCACCCTGAATGTGGTCTGTGAAAGGTTCAACACTGTGCTTGTGACAGTGATTATGTCTCCTGGCTCAACCTCCAGCAGTTCTGGTGTGGCAGAGAAACTTAGGAAACGCTGGTTCCTTGATTTCTTGTAGATCAACCTGGCTATGTCTGTGGCCTGGTTCTTGTTGCTGATAGTGTGGAAGTCAAACTCACCAATCAGGTCTTCACCATCCGCTGTGACATCCGCTGATTCTGTGTATGCGACCTCCTGTTCTGTGAAACCCAGGTCAGGATCAATGTATTTCACAATCACTTGGTTGTACTTGTTCTGTTTGTCCTCGCCCTTCAACGCGATGTCACCTACCATGTGTTTCTCTGTGACATCAAACGCTGATGTCAGTGTTGAACTGGTTATGTCAGTGGCGTTGCCGCCATCCTCAATGTTGATCTTGTATCTGCCCTGTATGAATGGCATGAATCCCCTTGTGCCCGCCAGCAATCGCTTGACATTGGTAAACAAGGTTGACTTGGTGCCTATAACCGCGTTACAGGTTATGGCTTTGCCTGAATAGCCTGTTGAATACTGCACACGCTGGTTGCACTTGATCGCCGCCCTCTTGAATGAGTCCGCGTCAATCTCCTCTTTGGGTATGCCGCAACCATAGACTGGATTCATAAGGTAGTCCAACAGGTTGCTGACAGGATTGTATGAGTTGGCTGTCTTGCTCAGTGAGTCATAGTCCGCTGATAGGTCAGCACCACTGGTGTGTTGTGTGACATCATATACCATCTTGCCCAGCACATCAAACTGTGCTGTGGGTATGCCACCCCTGTATGGGTTGGCGTCTGCGTCCTCTTGGCTCTTGATCTCCTTCCACTCAAACCTACACACCACATAGGCCATGTTCTGTGCGCCCCTGGATCTCTGTCCCCAACTGGCTGACTCCTTGGCCAGGTCATTGGATCCAAGTCCTGCCACAAGTCCATTGTTGAACACCTGTACCTGTAGCCTGTTGGCGTACCTGCCTGATGTTATGTTGTATTTCTGTCCTGATGTGTAGAGGCCACCAGTGGGTCTTGGTAATTCTATGTCTTGTATGTGTATCCTGTTGATGCCTCTTATCCTGCCTTCAGCCACAGCATAGATCACATACAGGAATGAATTCCTTGTGCCATTGGTCTCAGCGAATATGATCCTGCCACCCACACGCCTGAAGCCATACACCACAGGTATCGCCACCTGTGATCCAGTCTTAGTGACTGTGACACCCTGTGGTCCTGTGTCTGTGTCTCCCCCTGGTACATCAAAATCTGGCACAGATACGCCACCAAAAAGTCCGCCCAGTGTATTGCCTATGGCGGAGAAGGCACTGCTGAAGAAATCTCCAATTGCCCCTAAGGCGTCACCTATGGCGTCTGCCGCTGAACCCATTACTTGATCTCCTTTACATATGTGTGACCACAATGGGTCATTAACTTGCCATAAAAACTATTACCCTGCTCAATGAATTCTTTGTTGGCTGTGTAATCGCTGTGCCATGCCTGTACATTGGTGGTCATCAACTCACAGTCCAGTTCCCTGAACCAGGCCTCAGCCCTGCCCACAAGGTTCTTGGCTGTGAAGCCATTCCTGTAGTCTGGATGCACAAAAAGGAACATGATGTGTCCCTGTTTCTTGTTGTTCCACTTGTTGTTTATGGCCTGGCACACCACACCTCCTGTTGGCTTGCCCTCATGCTCGCTGACAAATGTCTGGTATCCTGGTTTGATGTTGAGTTCCTTGGCCAGTTCCATCACATTCTCTATCTTGATCGCACCAATGCCATCGCCCGCCTCAAGTGCGTAGTCCTTGGCAAGGTCCAACATGTTGTCAAAGTCCTCAATCCTAAATTTCCTTATCATCCTATGGTTTCCCCCAGTTGATGTCTTCTATGGTCTGGTGTGCGAACTCCATTGTCCTGTCCCCAGGGTACAACTTCTGCCAACTGCCTTCATTGGTACGCCTGCCATTCACTTTCTCAAAGTCAGCGAAGTTGGATGCCACAGCAAGGCTGATCTTGCCTGTGTTCCTGGCGTTGCTCACAGTGTATCCTGTGATCTTGCCCTTGAATGTGATGATTGGTGTGCCCACAATTGAATTGTCAGTGGGATCAAGGTATGTGCCCATCACTGTGACTGACTTGTTCACATTGGCTGATGTGGCGAATTTTGTTATGTTGGCTGGATCCAAGGCACTGATGTTGATGATGCAGTTGGTGATCACAAGGTCTGTGTTCTCCTCTGTGTCAGTGACATTGAGGAAGTTGCCCTGTGCGAGGTATGTGTTTCCTGCATAGCTCACACTGAATGGTCCATCTGTGTAATAAACTGTGCCTGTTGATGTGCCTATCTCAATCATTGAGATCCTGATATGGCTACGCCCCGCCAAGTATGTGTTGATTGTAGATCCAAGACTCCTGGCCATTTAGATCTCCTCTATCATGTCAATGTTGTAGGTCACAGTGCCATCTGTGGCGTATCTGTATTCCTGTATGTCCCTCTCCAACCTCATCCTGAATGGTACAGCATTCACAGTGACACTTGATGTGTCTGTGATGTCCTCAAACAGGCTTGGTGTGATGCTGATTGTGCCAGCACCTGTTCCATCTGTGGTGACATTGTCCACAACCATGTAGACCTTGTTGTGTGATGTGAACTTTAGCACATCACCCGCGTAGAATATGGTCTCTGAATTCTTGTTGGTGTTGACATCAACGCTGGTGGCACCCGCTGAGGTGGCCCCATCAACTGTGGCTGTCAGCCCATAGGCCGCGCCATTTGAGTTGTAGGACACATCTGGTAGTGTTATGTCAAAACTGTTTAGTTGGCCCTGTAGCCTTGTGGCTATGGCCTGTATTGGCTTGAAGTTGCCCACCACCATTGGTGGATACTGGATTGTGCCAGCGAATCTTGTGCCCGCTGTTGAAACCCTAACGCTCCTGCCTGATTGTGATGTGGTGACCTTGGTGTCACTCACCGCTTTAAAATTCATTGTCCTGAAACCTATTGTAGTAGGCCAGTTTCCCACATAAGCCATTATACTATCGCCCTCCTGCCTTGTCTGTTGACACCTTCATTGATGATGCCTGTTATAAGTGCCCGCCTTGATAATAGTAGTTCATCAAATCCTGTGGCGTCCACTGTGTTGATGTTGAAATTTATGTTGACATCACCAGTCGCTGTCCCTGTCCCTGGTTCTGACATGCCTAATTGTTCATTGGGCACCACTTGGCCATTTGTGTTGGGAACAAATAGTTCTGGTCCCCGCTCACCCACAATGTAAGGTTGTCCCTTTTGTGCTGAACCACCATCTGCCAGTCCTGGTATAATACTGCCAAAACCACCAGTCATAAAGTTTAAAACAGCCCTCAGGCCTATCTCCCTCTTGAGTTGGCTGTTGATCTTTTTCTGTGAGCCCTCTACGCCATCAAGTTTCCTCTTCAGCACATCAAACACATACACCTGTAGTCCAATCTGTATGATGCCTGATATCAACTGCCTGAATATGGCCTTGGCCAGACTGCTTATTGACTCCTGGAATGATTTGGCGCCCATTATGGCATCAGCGAAAGCATCACCAACACCCTTCCTGAATCTGTTCCATGACGCTATCATAAGGTCAATGCCTTCCTGTACAGGATCAAATTCTTCCACTAATTTCTTAAGTGCTTCTATGCCCTTCTCCTTGAAGTTTTGGAATGTTAGTTGGGCCCTGAATGTTGAACCTGATGTGCCCTCCATCGCTTTCTCAACATTGTCAAGGTTCTTCTCTGTCTCTTTGAGTTCTGCGTTCTTCTCCCTCATCTTCATCACAAGGTCAAACATGGCCTGACCATACTTGCCAAGCACAATCTCACCTGACTGTATCTTCTCTATGTAGGTCAGTTGTAGGTCCGCTGAAGCGTCCGCGGCCTCACCTGTGTCCTTGAATTTGTCCCTGAGACCATTCATCTCAGCCCTGATGTCTGAGGCTTCGCCCCTCAATCTCTCTGCTGTGCCCTTCATTCCAATGGCCTCAGCCGCTGTGGCCGCCATCTCCTTGGCCTTGGCCAGGGCATCACCAATAAAGGCATACGCCTCCACAGCGTAGTCAACCACATAGCCTATGGCCAGTGTGATCAGTTTGCCCTTGGTACCCAGGAACAGGAAGCCTACAACACCCAATGCCTTGATTGAACCTGGCAGGCTGTCTGTGGCCCTTAAAATATTGTTGTATGATTCTTGGAACACCTTGAACACTGGCATCATTGCATCAAGGATGAATCCTGATCCCACAATGGCTGTCTCCGCTGAGTGTACTATTCCAGCACCTATCTTCTCAGCCGCCTTCTCTATGTCTCCAAACTGTTCTGACAGTGTGTCATTGAGCGTGGCCACCGCTGATTTCAAGAAATCAAATGGTCCCGCGTCCATGACCGCTTTCTGGAAGTTGAACATTTTATCACCAACCATTGATACCAAACCATCAAAGGTTGATGCCAATGCTATTGATGCCTGTCCAAACTCACCATCTGGTCCAAACACACGCTCCAATGCCTCCGCTGTCTCCTCAGCGGTGACTTTTACGCCATCCTTGAATCCCAGTAGGTTCCTTACACCTTTCTCCCTCAATAGGTCTGCCGCTCCAATACCACCTGATAGTGCCCTCTGTATCTGTTCTCCTGATGTTTTGAAGTCCAGTCCTGTCACAGCCGCAACATTACCTGTCAGTTCCAAGTTCCTTCTAAGTTCTTCCGCGTCCTCTGATACCACAGCCAATACGCCTGATGCGTTGGCTATCTCTTCAAGTGAGAATGGTACAGTGCCTGCGAACTCGCTCAGTTGGTCAAAGGCCTTTGAGCCCTCTTCCGCTGTGCCAAACAGGAATTTGAATCTTTGTTGTAGTGTCTCTATCTGCCTGGCGGTGTTTAGGAAAGTTCTACCAACCCTGGCCGCACCTATGGCCGCTATGGCACCTCCAGCCAGTTTGGCCGCTGTACCAAGACCACCCAGGCTGTTCTGTATCCTGATGGTTGATGCGTTCAGTTTCTCAAGTTGCCTGGCACCCTGTACCTGCACCTTGACATTGTAGTTCTCTGTCACCATATCCTTTTACCTCTTCCTTGTGCCCATGGTCTTCTTTGACTCATCATGTTCATAAGCCATAAGACCCGCCCACAATTTTAACTCCAACACAGACAGTTGTTGCACCTCTTCAAGGCTCTTGTGGAGCCTTGTGGCCAACAACAGCAGGAACCTTAACTCTGTGTTGGTTCTGATTCCTTTGTTGCTTCTGCCTGCTCAATGTTGACTTGAGCATTGTTAAGCATAGTGGCTATCCTGGTCAACACCTTTGGATCCGCTTCATTCAAAAGCATACTCCTGTCAGCCTCCTGAAACATCTTTGAGCCATCCTTGTTCCTCGCCTTTGAGATTATTGATTGTACCAGTGCCTCAACTATCTGTCCCTTGGCCTGTAGGTCAATCATCTTCGCCTCATCATTGAAGGAATTGGTCTGTCTGTAATAGATGTCGCAGTCCCATTCTTCCACTGTCATTTTGTTCATCGCACCACCAATTATGTTTGAGTAGTGCTGTTTTATTTTTTTCCTAATGTCTGTCATTTGAAAAATCTTCCTTTGTTTGTTCTTGTTGTCTCCCTTGACGCGGGTTTGAAGAAACCATTTGGTGCTTTCTTGCTGTATCCCTTGTCAAGCCTTGGCACATAAGGCTGTTTGTTTGACAGGTTGTATGTCCCGCCAACAGATTTAGTCTTACGCCAAGATTTGGCCGCCAACCCTGAACGCTTGGGTGTGTACTTCCTAAGATTAACCAACAGTGTGTTGGCTGTCCTATCTATGAACACATCAAAGTTCTTGTCCAGGGTTTGGTTGCCCCTTATAGCATTGAAAATGCCTCTGATCATTCCAATTACAGTTCAGTCTTGGTTAAAGCGCCTGTTCCTTGGAAAGATACACTGGCTGTCACAGCGTCATTTTGATCTGCTGTCATGTCATGCCCAGTGATGATTACCTCACCACTCAGTTTGACACCAGTTGTCTCACCTGATGGGTAAAGTTCCACAGTCACTGGGTCTGCCCCAATGGCCGCGAACAGAGTCTGTTGTGCTGAGTCATCATCTCTGAACAATAAGTCCATTGTCCCTGTGAATGATGTCTGCCCTGGCAGATACTGTTTTGCTTGGGTTCCCATCACTGATGTCTCAATGATGTCTCCCACCTGTGAAATTGAAAATGATCTCACAGAAGCGATTGTGGTAGCGGAACCTGTCACATCAAACTTCGCTACACCATCTGTTCCCACATATGTTGCTGAATTAGTTGCCATATGTTAGTCCTCCTTGTTGGTTTGTTTGATTACTTCCGCTGTGGCTTCTGCTTCTAAAACTTTAGTCACCTTCGCGGTTTCCTCTTTGGTTGTTGATTGGACCTTTTTCACCTTGGTAGGCTTGGGCTTCTCCACCTTCGCGGGTTTTGAATATGTCCACCCATTACCCAAATATTGTTGCACCTTGCGGTTGTCAACAATCTCTGAATTCCCTTGTCTGTCATACATCTGAATAGCCATTATGCGTTTCCTCTCTTGTAATGGTAAGTGATCTCAGCCACAACAGTTACCTCACCAATTGGTGGCTGTCGCTCAATCACTTGTATGTTTGTTATCTGTGTGTTCACTATGTGTGTGCCTGTGGCCACTGGTGTTATGCTCAGGCCCCTCTCTGTCTCCAGTGATTCTTCTATGTTCCTGATGATGTCATTGCGTCTGGTGTCTATGCCCTCACCACGCACAAAGCATCTCATTGAAACTTCTATCACGCCCCTACGCTCGCTCATTGATATGTCCTCCCTGGTCTCATTCAGGGGCACAACCAGTATGGCTGGGAACTGTGTTATCGCCAATTTCTCAAAGTCAAAGAAGTCCCTTGACACCTTGCCAACGCCAGGGTTGGTCATGTTGCCTAAAACTTTCTCTACTCTCTTTAGGATATCTTCTCTCGCTGACATTACCTAACCAGTCTGTT